AGGGACTCGGCTATCACGGGGAAAGGCCCGCGAGAGGCAGTGCTCTCTAGTCAGGGTATTCTATATAGTCTGTTACTGAGACTTAAGCAGCGAAGAAATGAGCTTAGCTCTTTCAGGTTTGCTTAAGGGCAGGTTCGTGACCAATCGAATCAGAGCCCACGAGCTAGCTGGGCTCCAACTCTCATTGTATACTCTGAACCACCAATCTCTCCAATCCTGGTTACTGGCATACCAGTCATCAGTAGCCAGAACTTTAAGGAGATCGTTCTTGGAATGTTTGATGTACTTCTGAATGACAAAGTCTGCATCAGGATTTCCGATGAGGCCATCCAGTCGCTGCAAATCAGAACGAAAAGCTTCTCCTGCTTCGAAGGTGGGATTCTCCGGTTGTATGATATTATTCACACAAAGCGGAGAGGGATAGGCACCGTACAAATAACCGCATTCATCTCTTTTGCCTGCGGGGTAGTACGTCTTACGACAGAAGGTCACAAAACCGTCTGTGACTTCGGATTTATCAGGGTGAAGGACCATCCCGGCTGCGTCAGATATTTCCGCTTGCTTGTTCAAGAAGCGTTGAGCGTCGATACGCTTTCTGAAAGCCACAGTGACATCGTCACCAAGCGCAGCTATAAACTCCGCTTCCAGGCTCAGAATAGCCAACGCGCCGAGAATGAGAATGATAGAGTACAACGTCTCAAAATCATTCGTTATATTCGCTCCAGAAAGAATGGAGTGAAGACCACGGAGAAGGTACTTCCCCAAATAAATGTCTTGCTCAAAATTCTGTTCGAAATGAGCTCCTATCGTTAATGCCATATCCGGATATAATTCACAGTAGATCGGATAGATCAACTCCATAGCGATGCGCTTACGGAAGTTGACGTCCATGCTCTTGTAATCGGCATTGGCGAATGCGCAACGTCGATCAATTGCTCTGGTAATACCCGGTCTAAGATGAATGTCGTCTCGCGTCCAGGCGGAAAAGAACTCCGGAAAGTTCTCTTTAAACCAAATTCGAGCCCCATTAAGATAGGGCTCCTGAGCGCGTACATTCACTGTGGCGTCCATGAAAATGACCCGATCCTTGCCGCGCATACGACGCTGACCAGGAATGGTCGGCAGAAACTTCTGCAGGCCAATATGGTTGCGTTCCAGCGTCTCGGCAGCAAAGGAACCTTTTGCTAAACCTGAGGGTAGACCCCCGAATGTAGGGATAATCTGACCACGTCGGAGTTGAGGTCTTCCGACTTTATCGATCTTCTCACGGATCATCTTTATGAAGAGATCGCGGCCAATGATTAATGCATCCGGAATCGTCTCCTGGTCGCCCGCGAAGTAGGCCTCAATTTGAGATTCCCACTTCTGTCGATTAAACATGCCTCCTTGTCGTCCACATTTGTCAATCATACTGATGGCGTATTGGACATAAGGCTTGTGCTCGCCAGAGAGCAGCTTCAACTGGCGATTCGTGGCTTCCAGGAACTCCTCCCCCCGCTGAATGTGGGGGGGAAGAGGGGCAAATTCATCGTAAAGAGGAATTCGCGTAATGAGATTACGACAATTCTTAGAGGGATCAAGCAGATCCTGCTCAAGGTCGGTTAAATAGATCTTTTCCATCAAACATCACCTCAACGACCAATCATCTCGATGATGAAAGTCTGGAGGGCTTCAAAATCCCAGTCAAAGAGATCGCGATTATTGTCAGCAAAGTCTTTGAGAGCTGTTGCAGCATCCTTCCAGATACGCG